CTAGTATTAAAGAATTTGGTTTTACGAATCCTGTTTTAATTGATAAAGATAGCGGGATTATCGCAGGTCATGGGCGTGTGCTGGCCGCAAAAAAATTAAATATAGAAAAAGTTCCTACCATAGAGCTATCACATCTAACTGACGCACAAAAGAAAGCCTATATCCTGGCTGACAATAAACTGGCATTGAATGCAGGTTGGGATGATGACCTGCTTTCGCTCGAATTGATTAACCTTCGAGAACTTGACTTTGATTTAGATTTGATTGGATTTGGAGAGGATGAACTAGATCAGATTATCCAGCCATCCGTGGAGCAGCATGAAGGAAAGACTGATCCAGATGACGTCCCGGAAGTTACGGAAAAGCCAAAAACAAGACCTGGCGATGTTTGGTTGTTGGGCAATCATCGTTTGATGTGTGGTGACAGTACAAGCATTGATGATATTCAATCGCTTATGATTGGAGGCATTGCCGACATTCTATTAACTGATCCGCCTTACAACGTAGCATACAAAGGCAAAACCAAAGATGCCTTGACGATTCAGAACGACGAAATGATGGATGATGAGTTTAGGTCGTTTTTGCGCGATGCATTCGTGAATTTCTCTTGTGTAATGAGGCCAGGCGCGGTGTTTTACATATGGTACGCTGATTTGGAAGCTTACAATTTCTACGGCGCTTGCTTTGATGCAGGATGGCGTGTTCGCCAATGTTTGATATGGAAAAAGCATGTCATGGTTATGGGGCGGAAGGACTACCACTATAAGCATGAGCCATGTCTCTATGGATGGAAGGATGGCGCAGCGCACATGTGGGTTGCTGATCGGAAACAGACAACCATTCTTGAGTTTGATCGACAATTACGCAATGCGGAACACCCAACTATGAAACCGGTTGATTTAATAGAGTACCAGATACTCAACAACACCAAAAATGGTGACATTGTTTTGGATGGTTTTGGCGGAAGCGGGACAACCATCATTGCGAGCGAAAAAAATGGTCGCATTGCGAGAGTTATGGAGCTTGACACTCATTACTGCGACGTGATTGTAAATCGCTGGCAGAACTTCACCGGCAAAGAAGCGATACTCGAATCAACTGGTGAAACATATAACTCTATCCAAGTATGAGCAAGAAAAACCAAAAAATAGAGTTATCTGACGAAGATTGGCAAAAGATAAACAATGCTTGCGCCATTCAATGCACTGGTGAGGAGATAGCGCACATAATGGGATTCAGTTACGACACGCTTGAAAGGCGTATAAAAGAAACTTTTAACGAGCCTGCTGCGGATTACATAAAAAGACATGCACAAGGCGGCAAAGCAACATTGCGCCGATTGCAGTGGAAAGCAGCGAATAACGGTAACACCTCAATGTTGATTTGGTTGGGCAAGCAGTATCTGGGCCAAACAGATAAGGCAGAGTCGGCTTTTAGTGGCTCTTTGCATAGCGTAACCTATCGCCGCATTACAGCCAATGCAACAAGCTGAAGAAGTCTTTATTGATTTACTGCCAGCGCAGGATGACTTTGTCTTCTCTGATTCGCCTAATCCTGCATTTGTTGGTGGCTTAGGTAGCGGCAAATCTCATGCAGGCATAGAGCGACTGCTTAGGCTTATGTTTGATGAGCCTGGCATCAATACGCTGTACGCGATGCCAACATATGATCTTTTGAAGCTTCGCGCGATACCGGGCGTTATTGATCGCCTATCCCAGATAGGTGTCAGGCATAGCCTGAATAAATCAGATTACTGCATCAATATTATCGATTACGGTTTGATGTACTTAAGATCGTACGACAATCCTGATCGATTCATAGCGTTTGAAGTTGCGCATTCAATTGTTGATGAGATTGATTCTGCTGATGTTCCGGTGGACAAAGCGGAATTGATATGGCGAAGGGTCACGGAAAGGACGCGCCAGAAGTCAATAAACGGGAATACAATCGGAGCGGTAACGTCTCCAGATCACGGAACGCATGGTTTTGTATATAACCGCTGGGTTAGGAACTCAACTGAACGCCAGCAGTTAATCAAGGCTAAAACAACAGATAACCCATTCTTGCCGGTCGGTTATGTAGACCAGATACGTGAGAACTACGACGAAAAGCTTGCGCAGTTATACATTGACGGCGAATTTGTAAATCTCACGAGTCAGAAAGTCTATCATTTCTTTGATAGAGACAAGCACCACAAACCAGCACCAAAACCGGAAGAATATAACGCTATCCATATTGGAATTGATTTCAACATCGGCGGCTGCTGTTCGAATGTGTTTGTCATCAACGGTAAACAAGTACATGCGATCGATGAGTTTGTTTCGCATGACACATATGATTTCGTCAATAACCTGAATCGATTTAAGGGCAAACAAATTACTGTTTATCCTGATGCCAGCGGTGGAAGCAGGTCAACCAATGCGAGTTCCACCGATCTGGATATTATCAGTCAAGCTGGTTATCGCGTTGACTGCGGAAATCAAAACCCGCCAGTTAGAGACAGGATTAATTCATTTAATGCTGTTATATCGCATGGTAACTTTTCTATTGATACGGCCAAGTGTCCTTTGCTTGCCGAGGCACTGGAGCAGCAGGGATACGACAAGAAAGGCGAGCCAGAGAAGTTTGATAAACATCCAGCGATTGATGATTGGGTGGATAACGCTGGTTATTTTATTTATAGAAAATTCCCGATAACAAGGCCTGTTTATCAATTACCAATGGGCGGCATACTATGAAAAATTACAAGCATCAAGATTATAAAGACATGGAAAGCCGCTGGCAGAAATGCCGAGATGCCTCAGCTGGTGAACATGAGGTGCATAAGAAAGGTGAATTGTATCTGCCGAAACTTACCGGAGAAAATGCTGATAAATACCGTAAGCGAAAGATGATGACACCGTTCTTTGGTGCGACATGGCGCACGATCAAAGCATTGCGCGGGATGATGTTTCGCAAGCCACCGGAAACGAATTACCCTGAATCCATGCAGCCATTGATTGAGAATATCGATTACACGGGGAATGGTCTAACAAGCTTTGCGCAAAAGGTAGCGCTTGAGTCGTTAACCGTTGGTCGTGTTGGCGTTATGGTTGAGTATTCGCAGGTCAGTGATGACATGACCAGAGCGGATGCTATAGCAAGAGGCGCTAGACCGTTTTTTACAATGTACGCTACTGAAAATATACTTGATTGGGATAGTATTGTAGTTGACGGACACAAGAAACTATCAAAAGTGCGGTTGCGTGAAGACAGTAAGAATTTCTCTGATATTGAGCTTAAAGACGGCGAAGAAATACACCGCGCTTTAACTTTAGAAGAGACTGGCTATGTTCAGCGTGTATATGTTGTTGGCGCTAATGAGGAAAGACAAGCGCTTGATGACATAATTCCGCGTATGAGTGGCAAGGCTATGGATTTCATCCCGTTTCAGTTTATCGGAACTGATTCGATTGATACTGATGTCGAAATCCCGCCGTTGATGGACTTGGTTGATATGAATTTCCATCATTACCGGCAATCATCATCTTACGAACACGGATGCTTCATTTCCGGACTGCCTTCATTATTCATATTTGGCAATTCAGACCCGGATAAAGTGATATATTTGGGCGGATCGACGGCAAATAGTTTTTCCGACCCGCAAGCTAATGCCCAATTTGTTGAAGTCACAAGTGCGTTCGAAGCGTTACTAAAAAACCTGGATCGGAAAGAACAGCAAATGGCTGTGCTGGGCGCACGTATGCTGGAATCACAAAAATCCGGCGTTGAATCAGCTGAGGCAATTGAGCGCAGGCAATCAGGCGATGAATCGATACTTGCCGACATATCGACAACAATCAACCAGGGATTGACGAACTGTTTAAAATGGATGGTGCAATGGGAAGGTATTGATGCAGGCGACATATCAATACAGCTTAACCGAGAATTCCTGCCAATGAAGATGACTGCGCAGGAAATAACTGCATTAATGGCCGCATATATCCAGCGTGGTTTAAGTTACGATGCACTGTATCACAATTTCAAACGAGGCGGCATATATCCTGAAGGTAGAACTCTGGAAGATGAGCGCGGATTGATTGATGAAAGCGGAGCGAATGAGATTTGAGCGATAAGCCAGACTACAAACCGAAAGTCATACACATCAATCAGATTCAGGATCGCAATCAGTACGCATTCGAGAAGCTGGAAAAAGCAATCAACGAGGCATATAAAAACGGCGTTCCTCATTCGCTGGTTGTTTATATGCTTCATATGTATCTCCAGATCGAAACCAATCGCATTTTTGACGACGAAGAATAATGCCTGCAATCAATGGCAAATTGCTTGACAAGATCATCCGCTTTCAAGTCGACTTGCGGCGAATGGAGGCTGGTACTCGGAAAAAAACGCTTGAAACGCTTCAATCCTTGCAAAAAGAATTAGTCAAAGAGTTATCAATGCCTGATGACTTGTCTTCGCTTCCAAAGTATAAAATCAATGAAATTCTGAGCAACATATCGCCAATACTGATTGAGCATTACAGTCAGATAGAATCCGATGTTAAAGCGGACATTGACGGCGTTGCAAAACTCGAAGTGAAAGAGGCCGCCAAGTCTCTTCAAGAAACAGTATTTATCAATCTCGAAGTAAATACACCGACAAAGGCTGTAATCGATAGGATCAGCAATCCATTGGTTATGGGCGGGCCAATGTCTGGGTGGTGGAACAGGCAGCGAGACACACTAAAATTCAAATTTGGCAATGAAGTTCGTCAAGGTATACTGCTTGGTGAAACAAACCAGCAAATCATTCAGCGTATTGTTGGGAAAGGCGACGTTCCAGGCATCATGCGGATAGCGCGTAACGATGCTGCTGCATTGGTGCACACTTCTGTTCATCAAGTGGCGAATGACGCAAGACAAGCTGTTTATGATCAGAATGATGACGTGATTAAAAGCTATGTCTGGTTTACCGCTTTGGATTCTCATGTATGCGCTTTGTGCATGGGCAGGTCGGGCTTGAAGTGGCGCAATAACGCGGACAGAACACCAATCAATCATTCGATACCGTTTCAGATACCGCCGATTCACTATAATGACAGGTGCGTTCTGTTGCCTGAAACATTGACCTTCGAGGAATTAGGCATTGATTCGCCAGAGATACCAGCGGGAACAAGGGCATCATCATTCGGTCAGGTCGATGCGAATATCACATTCGACCAGTACCTATCCAGACTGCCAAAAACAACACAGGATGACATGCTAGGCGTTGGCCGAGCCGAACTGTGGCGTGACGGCAAAATATCGCTTAGTCAACTGCTTGATGGGCGCGGGCGTGAATTGACACTGGCGCAGTTGGAAGAGAAATATTTATAACTTCTCTTGATACTTAAATATTAAACAGGCTGCATCGCCAAGCCTTGTTTTGATCGAAACTGTGGATGTTGTC